TAACAGCGGATTCTTGGGATCCGATGGTGAAGGCGCTGGAGGCTTCGGTTAAGCGTCAGGAACTGACGCTGGAGGACACTCGATCGAAGCTCACAGCGGCGCGCGAGATGCGCGATCGGGCCCGCCTCGAGGAGGCGCAGACCGACCTGGTGGGCCAGGCTGGCGCCCCGCCGGTGGCGCCTGGCAAGAAGTAGTCTGGCTCTTGCGAGCGCGGGATTTAGCTCGCTCTTTGCGAGCGCGAGCTCTTCGAGCTCGGGGCATGGATGCCCCGGCTCGATCTGGTCGACGTAGTCGACGGTTGACTGATTTGGCTGTCAGCTGTACGCTGACGCGATGCACCGTTCGGGACTTGTTGTAACGGTGCTAGGTGACACCACCCCGTGGTGTCTTTATTGGTAAACCTCTGGAGGTTTTATGCGTCCTGTGAAGCGGTATCCGGTGAACAAGAGGCATTCCGCGTCGAAGTTTCGTCGGAATGTTTCGCATACTAAGGCTGCCAATGTTCAGGCTGTGCCGATGCGTGGTGGCTGGCGTTTGTAGCCATGCCGTGTTACCACCCGGTAGATTGTTGGCAGCTGGAGAGTGGTGAGATTGTTTTCAATGAGAACCGTGGTTCTCTTGGGAAGAAGAATAAGAAGCGCGTGGATCGCGCTCGGATTCTTCGGTCGTTAACGATACCCTGTGGTCAGTGTATCGGTTGTCGTTTGGAGCGTAGCCGTCAGTGGGCTATGCGTTGTATTCATGAGAGTTCGTTATATTCGAGGAATAGTTTTGTCACTTTGACTTTTGATGACGAGCATTGTCCGAACTCTTTAGATTACTCGTTGTTTCAGTTGTTTATGAAAAGGGCCCGCAAGAAATTCGGGCCCTTTCGTTTTTATATGTGTGGAGAGTATGGGGAGCGGACGTTGCGTCCGCATTTCCATGCTCTTTTTTTTGGTCTGGATTTTTCAGATCGGTATCTTTGGCGTATGACCGATGCTGGGTCTCGGTCGTATAGGAGTCCGGAGCTGGAAAGCGTCTGGACTCTTGGTCACTCAGAAGTTGGTGATGTGACGTTTGAGAGCGCCGCGTATGTGGCGCGTTATGTGGTTAAGAAGGTAACTGGTTCTCGTGCTGATGAGCATTACCGTCGTGTGGATTCTTCGACGGGTGAGATTGTGCAGGTTGAGCCGGAGTTTACGCGGATGAGTTTAAAGCCGGGTATTGGTGCTGGTTTTGTTGAGAAGTGGAAGGAGGACATTTATCCTCATGACTATGTTGTAGTTAACGGTCGTAAGTGTAAGCCTCCTAGATATTACGATCAGTATCTGGCTGGTCTTGCAGGTACGGAATCGGATGAGTTGGAGTTTGATCGACAGAAGAAGGCGGCGAAGTTCCGGGCTGATTCGACGCCTGAGCGGTTGGAAGTCCGCGAGAAAGTAGCCCGTAGTCGTTTGAAGTTTAAGCAGAGGAGCATGTTATGAAGATCATTGTAGTTGCTGTTCGGGATCGACAGTTGAATTCGTTCGGTCGTCCGTGGTACGCGTCGACGCGTGGTCAGGCTGTGCGGTCTTTTTCGGATGAAGTGAATCGGGCGGCGCAGGATAACCAGCTGTACCAGCATCCGGACGATTTCGAGTTGTTTTTGCTGGCGACGTTCGATGAGGAAGTAGGTCGGTTTGCGAATTTGGATTCGCCGGAGCAGTTGGCCGTAGGTAGTAACGTTAAGAAGTAAGAAGCAGGAGTCTTGTCATGCATCGCAATCAATCAGTGGACGTCCATCAGTTTTCGATGATTCCGCGTGCGGAGATTCCGCGGTCGGGGTTTCGGATTCAGAAGGCGTTAAAAACAGCGTTTGATGCAGGGTATTTAATACCCGTGTTGTGCGAAGAGATTTTGCCGGGCGATACGTTGAACTTAAAGGCAACGTTTTTTGCGCGGTTGGCGACGCCGATTTTTCCGTTCATGGACAATCTGCATTTGGATTGCTTCTTTTTCTATGTTCCGAACCGGCTTGTGTGGACGAATTGGGTTCGGATGATGGGTGAGCAGGATAACCCGACGGATACGATTGACTATGTTGTGCCGATCATTGAGAGCCCGGCGGATGGATATGCGATAGGGTCTCTGCACGACTATTTTGGTTTGCCGACAGTGGGTCAGGTTGCAGCCGGTGAGTCGGTGACGAATAACGCGTTGCCGTTGCGGATGTATAACCTGATTTGGAATGATTGGTTCAGGGATGAGAATTTGCAGGATTCTGTTCCGGAGCATGTGGATGACGCGAATCATGATCCGGCGGACTATGTTTTGTTGCGTCGTGGAAAGCGTCACGATTACTTTACGTCGTGTTTGCCGTGGCCGCAGAAAGGTGACACGACTGCGGTTCCGTTGATCCTCAGTGGTACAGCTCCTGTCCTACCGATTGCGACGAGCCCGGATAACCAGAATATTCCGTTGTTTCGGACGGCGTCGGTGGCGACACCGGCCTCGATTGTGCCGGCGAGTGGTGCGATTGCGGCGAATTTGCAGACGTCCGTGGCGTCGAGTGCGGAGTCGTGGCAGTGGACTACGCAGACGGGTTTGCAGGTGGATTTGGCGGATGCGACCGCCAATACGATTAATCAGCTTCGGCAGTCTTTTCAGATCCAGCGATTGCTGGAAAGGGATGCGCGCGGTGGTAGCCGTTATACAGAGATCATTCGTTCTCACTTTGGCGTTATTTCCCCTGACGCTCGTCTGCAGCGTCCGGAGTATCTTGGCGGCGGCAGTACTCCTATTGCTGTCAATCCTGTTGCGCAGACGTCTGAGACTTCGGCGGAAACTCCGCAGGGAAATCTCGCGGCTTTCTCGCATGTGGTCAGTAGGAACGGTTTCAGCGCTAGTTTTGTGGAGCACGGTTACATCATTGGTCTTGTCAGCGTGCGAGCCGATTTGACGTATCAGCAGGGAATGCGGCGTCATTGGTTGCGAGCGACGCGGTACGATTTCTATTTCCCGGTTTTTGCGGCGTTGGGTGAGCAGGCCGTGCAGACGCAGGAAATTTATGTCGACGGCACGAACAGTGATCAGGTGGTGTTCGGCTATCAGGAGCGTTGGGCCGAATACCGTCAGTGGCCGTCGGAGATTACGGGTCTGATGCGGTCGACGGCTGCGAATACGATTGATCCGTGGCATTTGGCGCAGCGGTTTACGGAAGCGCCGAATTTGAGTCCGGCGTTCATTGAGGATCGTCCTCCGCTGGAGCGTGTGTTGGCTGTCGGCGCTGGCGCAGCAGGTCAGCAGTTGATTCTGGATTGTTTCTTCGATGGAAAGATGGCGCGACCGATGCCGATGTACTCGGTGCCTGGAATGATTGACCATTTCTAGGAGCGGCTATGGATCAGCAAGCAGTGTGGGTTCTGTTTTTTACGACTGTTGTCGGTTGGCAATATCATCCGGGCCGGAAGTGTCCTTTGTCGATTCCGGAGGCCGCGGAGGTTGCTGATGCGATGATGAGGGAGTACGTATGCCGTATTGGTCAGCAGTTGCCGCCGTCGGCGGAAACTTGATTGGAGGTCTGCTGTCGAAGGAAGGGCAGTCAGGCGCGAATCGGATGAATTTGCAGATTTGGCGCGAGCAGCGCGATTGGCAGACGCAGATGGCGAATACGGAAGTGCAGCGTCGTACGGCGGATATGAAGGCCGCTGGTATTAATCCGATGTTGTCTGTGATGGGAGGCGGCGCGGCGTCGACGCCGTCAGTAGGTATGCCGCGTATGGAGAATGAGAATGCGGCGCTAGGCGAAGGTGTTTCGCGTGGTGTAAGTTCGGCGATTCAGGCCGCGCAGTTGAAGTTGTTGGATTCGCAGATTGATGTTCAGAAGGCGCAGGCGCGGAAGACGAATGCGGAAGCGGGAGCGATTGAGCCGGGCCTCCAGTACAGTGCGGGCACGGCGAAGATGAATTATGAGACGTTGATGACGAATTTCGATAAGTTGACGTATGAGACGGAAGTCGCTCTTGCGAAGCGTGATATGACGAATGTGGAGAAGGAGGAATTGCAGCCGTTGGTGATCGAGCTGCAGAGGTTGTTGGTTCAGGCGGAAAAGCTTGGCATGTCGGAGCGTGAAGCGGTTAGCAAGTTGTACGAGAAGTTTTCCGCGGCGAAAGGGATTGAGCGTTTCTTGCCGATGATTCTTTCCATTGTGCGTGAGTCTCGGAGGTGATGTATGTATCGGTCAGGTAATTTGCGTTACGGTACGTCGGAGGCGAGTGTGGCTGCTGGTACTGATATGCGCGGCGAGAAGACGCGCACGCAGCAGCAGTTTGCGGAAGAGTGTGACATTAACGTGATCGTCAAGAATTTCAGTCGCACGGGATTGTTGCCGCAGCGGACGGCAGTTCCGTTGCCGGCGGATTTTCATGAGATTTTCGACTTTCAGACGGCGCAGAACGTGTTGTATCAGGCTAAGCAAGCCTTTCTTGAGTTGCCGGCGTCAGTGCGTAAGCGGTTTGCGCATGATCCGGCTGAGTTTGTTGCGTTCGTCGCTGATCCGAAGAATGGCGACGAGCTGGTTAAGATGGGCCTCGGTGTTGAGAGGCCGGCTCCTGTGGAGCCTATTCAGAAGGTCGAGATTGTGAATCCTCCGCCTCCGTCGGAGGAAGTTAAGAAGTAGTGCGCTGTTTCGTGTATTGTTGAGGGGCCCATGTTGGGCCCCTTTTTTTTGGAGGTTGTATGGCTTCGCGTAGGTTAACAGCGGATTCTTGGGATCCGATGGTGAAGGCGCTGGAGGCTTCGGTTAAGCGTCAGGAACTGACGCTGGAGGACACTCGATCGAAGCTCACAGCGGCGCGCGAGATGCGCGATCGGGC